TAGATCAGATGCTGACGTATCCAAATTCCGCTTTAGTGGGTATGCAGCTGGACGCTCGCCAGTTCACCGATATCCCTACCAGAACATACCTTATCGAGGGGATGCTGATTCAGGTGCCGAGCAACTACGACGCTGACGCCAGAATTTACACCGGAGCATGGGACGGCAGTTTCCAGATCGCCTACTCGAACAATCCTGCGTGGTGCCTGTACGACATGCTGACCAACTCCAGATATGGCCTTGGGTTGTATCTCAACGCGTATGAGATAAACACGGCGAGCCTGTATGAGATAGGTCAGTATTGCGACGAACTCGTACCGGACGGATTCGGCGGCCAGGAACCTCGGTTTGTCATGAATGCATGCCTGAACAGCGCAAAGGCTGCTTATGACATGATCCAGGATCTGTGCAGTGTCTTTCGGGGAATGTCGTATTGGGGTCTTGGTACTGTACTTCTAACGCAGGATTCGCCACAGGCACCCACTGCTTTTTTCTCCCGTGCAAATGTGATCGGAGGGCAATTTAGCTACTCGGGGAGCGCGAGAAAGGACCGGCATACGGTGGCGTATGTCCAGTATAACGATCCGACTCAGCAGTACGCGCAGAATACCGAATATGTCGAAAGCCCCGAGGGGATAATTCGCTACGGGGTTCGCGCCGTTCAGGTTATGGCTATCGGGACGACATCCAGAGGGCAGGCCGCTAGGCTTGGTCTGTGGACGTTGCTAACTGAGCAGCTCGATACCGACCAGCTGACGTTCCAGGCGGGCTTAGAGGCTGCGTACCTCGTGCCGGGCCAAATCATTCAGATAGCGGACCCCACGCGTGCCGGCGTGCGTATGGGCGGACGCACCGTAGCAGGTACGGTGGATAGCATTTTCTTGGATGCTCCTATTACGTTTGACGCGGGGCAGACCTATACGCTCTATTACATGGACTCAACAGGAACTCAGCAGTCAGTCGGCGTCGCCAACACGCTAGGCACGACAGACGAGCTTAGTTTCACGACGAGTATGCCTACGGCACCTAATCCGGGGTTCATGTGGGCGCTGTCGGGGTCCGATGTCAATCTTCAACTTTTCCGCGTAATAAATGTTCAGGAATCCTCTAGAAATATATTTTCTGTCTTGGCGGTTTCGTACAATGAGTCTAAATTCAACGGCATTGATTTTGGAACCGCACTGTACCTGCCCCCTATAACGCTGCAGAGCGGCCTGGGTGCGACGATCCCGACAGCCTGGTCCGTGACACCCGCGACTTACTTGATCGCTCCGGGGGTTATTGGGCAGCAGCTGCTCCTATCCTGGAGTGGCAACACGGTGCAGTATCAACTGCAATATCAAATCAACTCGGGTCCGTGGGTCACTTACTCGATCCACACGCCTAATTACGATATTTTGGGCGTCACTGCCGGGGATGTTTACGATTTCAGATTGTTTGGTCTTTCAGCAGACGGCACCTTATCACCCGCGCTCGATAACACATACACAGTACCTACGATCGGATCTCCACCAGGAGCGCCGACTTCCCTCACCGCAGTGGGGAGCTTTCTCAGTGTAATTTTGAACTGGGCTGCGCCCCCCAATTTGGATCTCAGCTATTTCCAGATTTTCGAGTCGGCCGAAGACAATGTCGCGACGGCAAGCATGGTGGCCAACAACGTAGGGTCAACGACGTTCACTGTAGGCGGTCTACCCGGCGACACAACCTTTTACTACTGGGTTCGCGCGGTCAACACGAGCGGAGTGATAGGGCCTTATAACAGCAATACAGGAACGTCTGGCTACTCGCTTAAAGGTCAGTCTGCGATGTTTGAATACGCGTCGATTACCCAGGCCCTTATCGGCAGTGAAGCGGTAGGAACGTCACAAATTCAAAACGCATCGATTGTGAACGCGCAGATACAAAACGCTGCGGTTAGCACGCTGACGATAGCCGGCAACGCTGTCACAACGATGGCGCAATGGAACAACTTGACGCCGAATTCGTCAAGTGCGGTATCGGTAAATTACGTGGCGAGCGGGGGAAATTTAATCATCCTCGTAAACATGGAGCTTGTAACTGAGGGCGGGGATGGAGCGGACGCTGCGCTAGGAACAGGATACTTGTACGTCAACGGAACGCTTATGGAGCAGGGAACGGGGTGGAATAGTCTGTCATTTTTCTGCACGGCACTCGGCTTGAACGGGTTAGTGACGATTGAAGTGACGGGTGGATCGGCAGATGTGAATATCACAGTGCTTGAGGCGAAAAGATGAGCGATTTAATGCTGGTGCCTAATGGAGAGACTATGACAGCGTTTGTCATGGCGGACGCTTCAGGAAAGATCGTCGGATCGGGAAATATCCCGGCGCGCATGTTGAGTATTCAGAAACCACCAGTCGGCGGTAGCCGGGTCTTAGGCAACGGAACCGGAAAGACGCATCACATTGCCGATGGAGTTATAACGGAGAGGAAAAATAACACAACGACACTTTCTGGCATGCGATTACTTAGCATTCCTAATCCATCAACGGTTACAATCGACGGCGAAAACGCCTGCGTCGTGACAGACGGTGAGGTTGACTTGAGCTTTACACAGCCGGGCACTTACACGGTTCTGGTTTCCTCGTTTCCAGCTCTGGATGCAACGTTCCAAGTAACACAGCCATGACAAAAATTGTACACGACCCTGATCCAGGGCCGCTGCGCGCTAAAGCTTATCCCTCGGTAGGGGATCAGCTCGATGCGATCTGGAAGACGCTGCAAACGCTGAGCGCTGAAGTGCAGATGCCACCAGAAACGGTAGCGATGTTGGAGAAAATAAACGCAGTGAAGGCCAGGTATGCAAAGGGGAACAGATGACCGCCGCAGCGTATGACATCCAGTTGGAGCAAGGCGAAACTTGGAGCCCTCTACTGACTCTCAGCTGGCCCTCGGGTGCGTTGCTCAATTTCTCTGGCTACTCTGCGCATATGCAGATCCGCTCGACTTACTACGCAACGACGACGTTACTGGATTTGCACAGCAACACTGGAGGCATCTTGCTTGGTGGCGCAGCCGGGACTCTCCAGCCGGTTATGAGCGCGGCGCAGTCGGCCGCGCTGCTGTCGGGTGAGGTCACGGTTACGCAAGTCATGAACGGCAGACGCGTAACCCTACTCGGCGTTTACGACATAAAGATCACAGATTCCCTCGGTAACGTGTCGGTCCTCATGGGCGGCAACGTATGGATTACCCCGCAAGTCACGGTAGGCGGTACATAAATGGCAACTCCAGTAATCACGAACGACGCGTTTACCATATCAATTGACTTGAGCGGAGCGCAGGTAGCGCAGACCGCCGCGGCAAACGCGCAGGCATACGCGTCGGAGGCAGCAAGTAGTGTAACGGCCGCGGCGGCCGATGCGGTAGCGGCAGGACTGAGCCAGGTAGCGGCGGCGGCCAGCCAGGCGGCGGCGGCGCTAGATCAGGCGTCTGCAGCGGCCAGCCAGGCGGCAGCGTCCGCGAGCCAAGTATCCGCGGCGACTTCGGCTTTAACCCTCACGACCGGTTTAGCATCTTTTGAAAAGACGTGGCTGGGCGACCAGGCTACCGACCCGACTGTAGACAACCAAGGTAACCCGCTGGTGGTGGGTGCCCGGTACTTAAACATAACAGCGGTTCCTCCGAAAATCCGCGTCTACGTTTCTACGGGGTGGCAGGACGAAGATGCCACGTCCGAGGCGATGTCAGCAAGCGCGACACTTTCAGCTGCGCAGGCAGCGACCAGCGCAGGCAGCGCAGCTGCGAGCCAAGCAGCTGCGTCAAGCAGCCAGACTTCGGCAGCTACTAGCGCAGCGGCAGCGCTAACGAGTCAGACCGCTGCGGCCCTTTCCGCGGCAGCAGCCGCGACAAGCGTCTCAGGCGTCATCGGCGAGCTTTCGCTCACGGTAGCGGCAGGAACTACGGTCTTGAGCGCTGCACAGGCTGCAAACGCGATTTATAAGATCAGCGGGGCGCTGACAGGGAACGCGATCTTGCAGATTCCGGCTGGTGTGCCACCGCACAATTTTGTCGTGCAGAACGGAACCACAGGAGCTTACACGCTGACGGTCAACGTGGCCTCCGTCGTGCCGAGCGCTCCGGTCTTGCAAGGGTCATCGGCCGTTCTTTTCAGCGACGCGACCGGCGTTTACGCTACGTCGTCGACGACTGGTGTCCAGTTTGCTAAGCCGGTCATCTTGTCGACCAGCCAAACGCTTGCGCTCACAAATCTCGGAACAATAGGCTATATCACCGCGGCAGGCGTTGTAACGCAGCTGCCGCCGGCATCGACCTACCCGGCCGGTGCAGGTTTCGCCCTGAAGAATATCTCCGGAAGTACTACGGTGTTTGCCTTGTCAGGCTCTGATACATGTGACATCGCGATGCCGTACACGGCGGCCAATAACGATTCGCTTTACTACACGACGGACGGCGTGTCGGTATGGCATGTGGCTTGGTACTCGAATAAGAGCACTCCCGGCTACACCACGAGCGTTTCCGCGCCCAAGCTGCTTGCCAATACGGTTGACAATGGGGTTGATGCGATTCAAGCGATCGGGTCTATCTCTGCGACGGGCACTGGAGGTATCCTGCGCATGATAGGGGCCGTGGGCAGTGCAGCTGCGCAGCTTGTATCCTCTGCGTTTGGCTTGGCACTGGCGGCTGTAGGGACTGCTCCGATAACGTTTATCGTGAATGCGGTCGAGAGCGGCCGAGTTTCAGCGGCCGGCCGCTGGCTGATTGGCACGACGGTGGACGATGGCACACATTCGCTGCAGGTAAATGGAGGCGTTAAGTCTCTGACCGGGGGGTTTACTTTCCCGGACGGAACAACACAGGTGACCGCCAATGGCGTGACTGCACCCACTTCGACCGTTTACACCGTTGCTAACGGAGGATTCGTCGCGGGCGCAACGTCGGTTCTCACGAGTGGCTTCACAGCTCCGTTCGCCGTACCCTATCGCAACGGCGGGAAACAGACTTTCGGCGTGCATTACACGCTGAACGCGGATGGCGTAACCGTCAATTTCACCGAGCCGCTTGGCGCGCAGGATCTAATCGAAGTACTGACTGGCGTCGTCTATAGTCCGTCCACTGTCTATGTTCCGAATGATCAGTCTTTCACTCCCGCGGCCGGCGCGACGAGTGTTCCTTACCCTCACACTGTGGGATTTGCGTGGCTGTTTAGTAACGGCCACAAGCTGATTCCAGGCGTCGATTACACCGACTCCGCAGCTGGCTTCGCGTTTATCGGCTTCGTGGCTGATGGCAGCGAATCGTATGAGGTTTTGAATTTCAACCCGGTCACGACGGCGAATATGTTGCCGCTGTCGGGCGGAACCCTAACGGGGGCTGTGAATGGCGTCACCGCGCCGGCCGGCGACGTATCGACGAAGCTCGCCACAACGGCGGCTGCGAATGCCCTGGCCCTGGCCGTAGCAGCTACGATTAGCGGCAAAAATCGCGCCATAAACGGGGCATGCAACATCGCGCAGGCACCCTCAATCGTCTGTTCGGCCGGCATTGGCGGGTACGGCGGTCCTGATATGTATGTTGCCACTAACGGTGCTTCTGCCGGAGGGCAATTCACTCAGTCCCAAGGCACTATCGTCTATAACGGGATGACGCTGAACGCTGTAGTACAGACAGTAAACGCTGCGGTAAGCAGTCTTACGTCTGCTAACTACTGGGGCGGAATTTGTCAGCCTATTGAGGGATTTAACTGCTATGACCTGCTCGGAGGTCCCGCCGCCCTCAGTTTCGTGTTCAGCACGAACGTGAGCGGGACTTATGCGGTAGCCGTGCGAGACTACGCAGCGACCCACGCATTTGTTACGACGTTCTCCGCTACTGCGGGAGTCCCTGTTTTGGTGCCTCTTCAGATCCCTACGATTCCGACAAGTCTGACTACGCCTAATAGCGCGGCGGGAGGTATGTGGCTCAACGTAGGTAGCTTAAATAATGCGACATACCAAACTCCGACTTTGAATGCATGGCAGTCGGGCAATTACCTTACGGTAGCGGGGCTCGTAAACTGGGGAGCCGCAGTCGGTAATTACATCGCGCTTACTGATTTTCAATTCGAGTCAGGGTTGTACGCCTCTGCGTTCGAGCGGCGTCAGTATGCGCAAGAGCTTTCGTATTGTCAGCGCTACTACTACGTTGTTTCGGGGTCGGGGGATACTCGGTTCGGCGCAGGTCAAGCAATTAACGCGACCACGGGGCAGTTCACCGTACCCATACCCGCGATGCGCGCTACTCCTAGTTTTTCATCGTCGGCCGCGACAACTTTTCAAGCGGTCGCTGCGGATGGGACTGTAGCCGCAGCAACTTCAATTGTTTATGGCGCCAGCTCTTCTGCTAGTGCGTTTATCGCTGCCACGGTTTCCTCGGGCCTTGTTGCGGGTAATGCGACTAGCCTCTCGGCCAACAACACCACTGCAAGCATGCAGTTTTCGGCGAGACTATAATGTACACCTACGCTTTAACCGCTAATAGTCAAGTAATTATTAGGTCGGACGGACTTCAGATTTGGCCCGACCCAACCAACACGGACTATATCGCATACTTAGCGTGGGTCGACGCGGGCAGCACAGCTACGCCGGTTCCTGAGACGTCATTGACGTATGCTCAAAGCGCCCAAGTAGCGGCGCTTTCAGTAGCGTGCGCCGAGGCGATTATGTCGGGTTTCCTGTCGAGTGCTTTAGGAGCGAAGTACACGTACCCATCTCAAGCTAAAGACCAGACGAATCTCGCCTCTTCGGTCTTATCAGCGCTTCTGTGTGTGCAAGACGCAACGACATGGGTGGCGGACACGCTGTATGCAGTAGGGTCTCTGGTGCCGGCCGGCGGCCAGATATTCGTCAATACGGTTTTGGGAACCAGCGGTGCCACGCAACCTACGTGGCCTACAGCTGTCGGCACCTCGGTGCTTGATGGCGGGGCGCAGTGGCAGATATGGTCAACGCCATTTTGGTGCGAAAGTGCTGCGGGAGTTTGGGCTTGGATTCCCCACTCAGCATCACAGATTCAGCAGGTGGGTCGAGACGGCATAGCAGCCGTCCTTGCTATGCAGGCGAAGAACGTAGCGTTCGCCGCGCAGGTTATGGCGGCCACCACAGTCGCTGCGGTCGATGCCGTGGTTTGGAGTTAAGGGGAAATTATGTCGTTAGCACAGCAGCTATCCAGGCTTGGGGAGCTATTCGGCGCGGGCTTACCGCTTTCGAACAGAAACCACATCATTGACGGAAACAAGGATCAGTGGACTTCAACGGCGGCGCTGGCACTCGCGGCAACGACCGCGTACACGAGCAGCACCATGTACCGCGGGCAGTGCGGAACAGCCGGCGCGGCGACGTATGGCCAGCAGTTGTTTGCGCTCGGGACGCCGGGCACGTTGGGCATGTCTCGGCCGGTAAAATATTACGGGCAATTCGTTCAGACAGCTGCGTCGACCGGAAGCCTCGCCGCGCTGACAGGCCCGCAGATATCACAGCGCCTGGAGAGCGTTACCAGAGCCGAAAACGGGTTTCAGACAGTCTCGGTCTGGCTGTGGTCCGCTGCGCCCGTCACAGTTACGCAGGCGTTTGTGACTCAGAATTTTGGGACTGGAGGTTCGCCGTCGGCCGCTGTGACGACCTTAACCCCGGTCGTCTGGAATCTAACAACCATTCCTCAGCGGTTTTCCGTGAAACTCGCAGTGCCGAGCATCGCCGGCATGACGCTTGGCACAGGAGGAAACGACTTCGTTGAGGTCGGAGTCTGCTATCCCGTAGGCGCTACCTTCACCATAAACGATGCGCAGTGGCAGGTGGAGTGGTGCAGCCCTGGTGCAGGCCCGCAGGGACTTCCTACGACGTTCGAGTATCGAGGAATCCCAGAGGAGCTGCAGAGGGTTTTGCGTCATTATGAGGTGCTGACCGGCGGGTCTTATGGGTCGGGTGTGGTCGGCGCGGTTGCGACAGCTTATATCACGATTGACTATCAGCCAAAACGGACGGCGAGTCCTGCGTTTGGAGGATCGGCATTAGCCACATTTTATTTTTTTACGCCCGCAACATCGTCCGCGCATCCGGTAGGCCTTTCGGTTTTTAACATTGGCGTGAGTTCTGGGATGTTGGCAGTAACGTACTCGGGCATGACGCCGGGGCAAGGATGCATGATGTTTGACGCGGGTGGCTCATTTATGACACTTGACGCGCGCCTTTGAGGACAAGCAATGACCGCAATAGATAAATTCGCAAAGCTGCTCGATATCTATACCAATGTGCCGTTCGCGCATCGCAACCTGCTCGCGGGCGGCAATAAGGACTTCTGGAACGCGACGACCCAGCCGCTCACGGCGCTCTCTGCGTACACATGCGAAGTACTACAGCTCGCCCAGTGCGGAGCGGGAGGTGCAGGCACGTATACCCTAGAGACCTTCGCCGCAGGCGCGGCGACGACTTACGGCCTAGGGCGGCCGGCGCAGTACTACGGGCAAACGGCTATCACGACAGCATCTACGGGCACTCTCGCGGCGCTGACCACTCCTGGGATCTCCAGATGGATAGAGAGCGTGTCCCAGGCAGAGGGCTGTCCTTTAACTCTGTCGGTGTGGCTGTGGGTAGCGAGCGGGACACTTAACGTGACGCAGGCGCATATTACTCAGAATTTCGGTACGGGCGGTGCCCCTTCAGCGAATGTGACGACGCTCGTCCCTATCAACTGGACACTGACCACGACACCGCAGCGGTTCTCAATCCTGCTGAATGTGCCTAGCATTGTTGGAAAAACTATAGGCACTACGACGACTGGCTTTACTACTCTCGGTATTGATTTTCCCCCTGGCGCGGTATACGCAGTCAATGATGCCCAGTGGCAAGCCGAGTACTGCAGCCCCCAGGCGTCTAACTCAATTACCGGGGCCGGCGGCGAACCTACGGCATTTGAGTACCGCGGGCCTCAGCCGGAACTCGCGAGGATTCAGAGGTATTACGAGGAGGTTTATGACGCGGTAGGCATAGCAGCCTGCAACGCGACGACAGGATTTCTTGGGGTCAATGTCCCTTTTCAGACTGCGAAGAGAGCGAGCGCTGCATTCTCTTATTACGCGCCCGCAGGCGTTACCATGCAACCCGGCGGTCAGACTATAACCTCGCTCGCTGCCATGGCCAGCACCGTAAGCGGCTTTGTCTTGTCCGGGACGAGCACGTCGCTAACTGTCGGCTTGGCGTATTCACTCAATGGAGTTTCGTATGTCATAGCTGACGCACGTTTCTAACAAGTTTCGTGTTTTTCGTTGCCAAATATAGTTAGCATTCCTATGTGACGAGGTACAATCCGCGCATTGTAAGGAGCGCCTTAGCGTCGTCTAATTCATCTGCCCTAAAGGCAGCATTGTCGGGGAAATATGGATCTAGGCACCTGGGTAACTATCGGGTTGTTCCTTGTGGGTGGCGTTTCCGTCGTCGTTTGGTATTTCATTCGGAGAGTTCTTAGGGGCCTTGAATTGAATGCAGGGGCAATCGGGAAGTGTGCATCGCAGGAGCAGGTTGACGCGCTGGAGAAGGAGCTGTCCGACTCCAAAATCGAGGCACTGAAGCTCTTCGTCTCGTCGCCTGAGCTGACGCGGGTTATGTCGGGGCTAGACCGAACATTGCAGCAAATGATGAACGTGCTCGATGGGAACTCCAAGGAGTCCCGAGAAGGGATGAACGCGCTGAATAAGCGAATTGACGATTTAGTACGGAGGCCGTAAATGGCAGTTATCACAGCGGGTGTGGCAGGCAGTCAGAATCGCGTAGCGTTCCTCGACGCCATTGCAGGATCTGAAATCGGCGCGGCGCTGCTGGCCGCAACGGACAACGGTTACAACGTTTTGGTCGGCTCGACGCTGGAAAACCCGTTGACGTTTCCGAGTTATGCGGATCATCCGAACATCCTGAATAAGGAATTCGATTCGACGGCTGCGGGTCGCTACCAGCTCTTGCACTTGTTTTGGGCTGATCGCACAGTCGACGGCGAGTTGGTTCAAGGCTACAAAAATTCTCTCGATCTGACCGACTTCAGCCCACTCGCGCAAGACAAAGTGGCGCTGCAGCAGATCAGGGAGTGCCACGCGTTGCCGGATATCGACGCAGGCAATTTCACGCAAGCTGTGGCACTGGTTGCTCACCTTTGGGCCAGTTTTCCGGCCGCGGGTTACGGCCAGCATCAGAACACGCTGGAATCGCTGCTGGAATCGTATGTGGCGGCCGGCGGTACGGTGGCAGCGTGAAGCTGCCGCCAAGTCCGGTAGTGTGGTCGAACGTCGCGTATGCGGCGGCGACCCTGTGCTTTGTCAAGGCGAATTGGGTGAGCGTTGCTCCTGAGGGGATCTGGCTCGCCTACCTCGCTGTGGTAGGGCTGCACGTCACTGCCGATAAGTTGATTCAGCTGCGTTATGGACCACCCAGGGATACCCCATGAGCATTGTTACAACCGCAGTAGAGGACGTGGCGGAAAGTGCCGCCAAGACCGCAGTCGGCAGCGCCGCGACCACCTCGTTACTCCCGTGGATCTTGCTCGCAGCGCTGACCGTCTTTATCGGGGCGATTGGCGCGAGTTTCTTTTACGGAAAGCACGTCGAAGAGTTGGTATTCAATGCCTTCGTCTCGGCTGAAGCAGCCAAGGCACAAGCCCAGGTCGCCTCGAACAAGAGTGCGCTTTTGAAGCAGGCCGCGGTCAACCAGGCCGCGATTGACTCGATTAACCAAACCCATGCCGAGGATACCAGTGAAAATCTCAAACGTCGTGACGCTCTGCTTACTGCCAATCGCAATCTTACTCAGCGCCTGTACGTCGCTACAGCCAGTTCCGGTAGCGGCGGGGCTGTCGTGCCCGCGTCTGGCACCAGCGGACCCGTCGATAATGCGACCGGTTACGCCGCACTTTCAATCGGATCTTCAAACTTTTTCATTGACGAATTCTCCGAAGCCGACCAACTCGCTATCGACCTTACAGCCGCCCAAAAGCTAATTATTCAAGATCGGCTGATGTGTAACGGCAGCTTGCCTGGGATTACGTCGGCCGCCGGAGCCACGCAATGAAACTGATTTTTCAGTTCATCGTGAACGGGGTCTCGGCGGCGCTGCACCTTGCCGGCGCACCAGTTCACCTCTACTGTCCCCGGCCGGGCGAGACCTGGCTGATTAACGTTGCAGTTGCGCTGGACGAATTCGGCAATGCGCTGACCGGCGGCGATCCGGGAGAGACCATTTCGTCGCGGGCTGACAAGGCACGGCTGGCCGGCCGAAGGTGGGGATGCATCTTGTGCCGGATCTTGAACTGGTTCCAGGCCAATCATTGCGGGCTGTCGCTGGAAGTCAACGAGGGCGCAAAAGCAGTGATTCCTGACGGCGACTGAGCGAAAGCCCTAGAACCCCATGCCCGCGTACTTGATGTGAGCTGTGAAGTTGATCAGCGCTTGGGCCGAGTCACATCCAGGCAGGGTGTAGCAGGTGAATTGTGCGGCTATGACGTAACTTCCGTCCGGCGCAGGGAACTTGGTAACTGTTCCCTGCATGCGGCCGGATGTAGCCTCCGGATATGTTTCAAGGCGCGTGTCGGTGACCATACGCAACTTCATGAAGCTTGCGCTTTCGACCGCCTCTTGCGCTGCAACCCACTCAGCCTCACACTGCCGCCCAGCCTTGCAGTGGACTGGATCAGGAACCGGTTCGTAAGCTGACGGATACACGGTAGGCGCACAGCCGGAGGCCAAGACCGCTGCGGACATCGCGAGAAGCAGCCATTTTATTTTCATTCTAGGTTCTCAAGGTAGGCGGCCCGTCGTGCAGACCAAGCCGCCAGAATATCACACTGAGACCGCAGCCTTGATAGCCGCCTGTGGCGTGTAGTCTACAACCTCAAAACAATCTGCGCCGAGCTGGTCGAGCGATACCGGGGCATGGCTCCACTGCAGCTGAGGTGCCGCGGTGGGTTGCCGAGCCAGTTGTGTGCGCGCCTGGTCGACGTGATTGTTGTACAAATGGACATCTCCACCGGTCCAGATAAACTCGCCCACGTCGAGACCCACGAGCGAGGCGATGATATGCGTCAGCAGAGCGTAGCTCGGGATATTGAACGGTACGCCAAGGAAGATATCGCAGCTGCGCTGATAGAGCAGGCACGACAGCTTGCCGTCGTTCACGTAGAACTGGAACAGACAGTGGCACGGCGATAGCGCCATCTTGCCCGCTGCGACGTTCTCTTGTGGGGTCAATGCCTCGTCCGGCAGATCCGTTACGTTCCAAGCGCTCACGACGTGCCGCCGGCTATTCGGGCGTTCCCGCAGACTTTTGATCACCTCTGCGATCTGGTCGACTACCACCACGTCGCTGCAGGCATCAGTGTTGACGTTCACACCGCACCAGGTGCGCCACTGCGCGCCATATACCGGCCCAAGATCGCCGTATTCATCTGCCCACTCGTTCCAAATGGTCGTGCCATACTTCTCGACCAGCTCCTTGGCGCTCGTCGAGCCGCTGAGCATCCAGCGGAGTTCGCCGTCCACAGCCTTGAACGGGACAAACTTGGTCGTCATCAGCGGAAATTCCCGCTGCAGGTCGATGCGGATCTGGCGGCCAAAGAGGCTGCGTGTGCCCGTTCCCGTGCGGTCGCCTTTCTGATTGCCGCTGTGCAGCAGCTCGGCCAGGAGGTCAAGATATTGGTGTTCCCAGGTAAGGCTCATTTAATACACTCCTCTAAACGGTTTACAGTAAGTGCCGCTGATAATGCAGTCGGCCATGAATCGCATATCTCCACGCGTGGACACGCCAACGCCGAAGGGACTTTTAGACATTTCGATAAGCCTCAACAGCGACTTGGCGTAGCCACTCACGTCACACCTCCACGATATGATCGAAAACTTGCTCGGTACCGCCCTCGTGCGTGATGATGATCGTCTGCGAGAAGCCAGCCGCAACCGCGAAAGCCAAGCACTGAAGCGTCCGCTCGGGCGTGCAAGCTGCGAACGGCTCGTCGAGCACTAGCATGTCCGCGCCGGGCACGAAGATTTTGGTGAGAGCTATGCGGATGCCGAGCGCCAGCAAGTCGATGGCGCTGCCTGAGTACGAGGTATAGGGCTTGCCATTCACAATGAACGTCTTGTCCTGGCGCTCGACGATGGACGGCTCGTTGCGCATCCGGGTGAGATAGGTTGAAACCGCCTTCAAGACCATGTTCCAGAGCCGGTTAGCAACGACCGGCCGCGCCTTACGCAAATCCTCAATCAGCTTGTTGTGAAACTCGTAGGTGGCCAGATCAGCTTCCGTGACGGCGAGTGAAGATTTAAGCCGCTCCAGGGTCACCGCCAAATCTCTGAAGCTGATCCGCAGACTGGTCAGCTGACTCCGCAGACCGGCCAACTCCCTGTCGACAAGGGAAAGCTCCACCCGGAGCTGCGTCAGCACACCTTCGGCAATCGCGATCCGCTCAGCGATGTCGCTCTCAACCGTCGCCGGCCCGGCTTCGAGCGCCACCAGATCGCCCGTCAATGCGGTCAAGGCCGCATCAGCGGCGTCGAACGCGGCCTGCGCAGTGGCCGCCGCGCGTTCCAGCGTTGCGCGTGCCTGGCGCTCGGCCTTCAACGCTGCGATTTGTGACAGCAGACTCGGCGCAGCGGCTCCGACTTCACCGCCGACCCACTTGACACGGAACGGCACATACTTGCAGTCGATCTCGAACAGATCGGGGCGCTTGTGCGCGTGGGGGAAACTCGGCGCAGCCAAGATCGCTGCGCCGGCCTCGATGTTGGCTACGTAGTCTTCCGAATGGGCCAGCAGGATTACCACTTCGGCCCGCAGTGCTTCGGCCGCAGCGTCCAACGCTGCGTTTTTCTTGGCGACTTCCGGAAATTCACTGACATCCTTCCCGCACAAACCGCATGCACTCGAATTAACCTTTTTCGCTTCAGCAACAGCGATGTCTTTCCTGCATGACGCGATTCGACGGCTCGCGTCGTTTTCCAGGTTTCGGTTGTCGGCGACGAATTTCTGCAGCGCGGGGAGACCTTCATCCCATTCCGCCTCGGGCGCTGGCCACGCGTCGAGAGCCTGCTTCATTTTTATGCGAATTGTGGAATCTTCCACATTTTGTTGCCTCGCCTGTGCCGTTTCTAGCTCTGCCTCAAGGGCAGCATCAAGGCGAGCTTCCGCAAGGGCGCTGGCGGTGCCTTCTCGCGTGTTTGTGGCCTTGTCAAGAGCCAAAATTGCGGCTGTTTTGCGTTGTTTTGCAGATTCGAGCAGGGACGAACGCCGCGTGGCTATACGCAGTAGCTCGCGATCCGCTTTCAAGACATCTTCGGCTTCCTCGACCTGAGAAGTAAGCAGTTGCGATGTTTTCTCAAGAGGCACGATCTGCGCTTCGCAGGATTTGATGTTTTGCTCGGCGCTGGAGCCGTAACCCTTGCTCAGCTCAAGCTGGTCGCGGTCGTTGTGCGCGCGCTCGACCAATGCCGTGGTGACGCCGACTTTACCGGTTGCCTGGATCTTACCAATGAAGAACTCGACAATGTCTAGACCGGACATGTCTTCGATGAACTCGACAGCCTTAGTATTGCCTTCATCGAGCAAACCACCGATTTCCTTCTGTCCGGCGAAGCACATTTTCTTGATCACGTCGAACGATGCGCCCAGCTGCTCACTGAACCAGGCCGTGACCTCGTTTTGGCCGACGATGGTCGGTTTGTCAGCCGAGTGCGGCACGTAGATTTCAGCGCCGGACTTGCCGCGCGTGGCGCGGATCTGCGTGCCTTGCAGCGTGAGCAAGCCTTCGACTTTGCAGGTTGATGCTTTAGCGCCCCAAGTAACGAAGTCATTGTTGCGGCAAGCCTTGACGCCGCCGACCAAGTACAGGAAACCTTCGATGATGGTGCTCTTTCCGCCCTCGTTTGCACCGCGCAGCGACGTGTTGCCGGCACCGAAGACGACTGTACGATCGGTAAATTGCCGGAAGTTGGTGAGGCTGATTTCATTAAGCATTTGCGCTTCGCTCCAATGCGTTTTTCAAACGATCAAGGTATTCCGCGAGCGTGGTTGCACGACTCGCATGCTTGTGCGCTTCACGCCACTGCGCACGGGTCCATCCAAGTATCTTCACGTGCGCTCCTTCAGCATCGGCTTCAAGTATTCGACCTGGTCGGCCGACAGGTTGTCGAATAAGAAGGCAGTCACGTCGAACGTCTGGACCTGTTCGACGGCGTCGAGAGCGGAGATGTCCAGCGTGCGGCCGTTCACGACGACCGAGTTGGTGATGACGAACGCGCCGTGCTTCTTGCGCAAGGCAGACGCAGCGTCGAGAACCGCTGCGGCCTGCTCGTCGGTCGCTTCGCCCTTGATCCGCACGAATTGGGCGTCTTCCGGCACTTGATCCAGTTTCGCCCAGTCGCATTCGAAGTACGAACCGCGGTCCGTCCAGGTCTGCAACTCGGTGATGTGGCCCGTCTCGCTGATCTGCAGCGCGCGCTTGCTGTCGTTATTCAAGCAGTCAGAAATAGATGTGGGAAACTGGTTGCCGATGATGATCACGCCGTTCGGCCGGATGCCCTGCTGATGCTCGTGACCGAAGATGATCTTTTGAACGCCGACTGTTTCAAGCGCGTTGCACCACTCTTTGGTCAAGTTCAGAGAGTGGTCCGACTCAGCTGCAAAGCCGTTGTCGTAATTGGCGTGGACGAACACGATGTCTTGTGGATCGTTGATCACCTGGCCGATCCACATGTCGAAGATGTCCTGGTTCTCGGCGTGGGGAATGACCCAGGCAGATGATTCATTCTCTGCGCCCCAACGGATAACGGTAGGTTCGGTGATCACCACCACACGCTGCGGATACGCCTCGACCAGCAGCGCGCCGAGCAGATCGAAGGAGCTGAGCTTCGTCGAGTCTTTCGCTATATCGTGGTTTCCGCGCGCCAAGAGAAGCTTCTTGATGACGCCTGAATAGAGCCGTGTGGACAGCCCCGAGAACGTACGCAACAGCACGTTGTTGGACACGAGGAAACCGTCGAATAGATCGCCGTCAATCAGCAGGCAACCGTCTTGGTCGGTTTGGTCAAGCAGCCACTCGAACTTCTCGTGCGTGTATTCGGTCAAGGTGGCATGGGTCAGCGGCGTCGTGCCGCCGGAGCGGTTCACGCCGAGGTGAAGGTCATTTATGATCAGCATCTGCGGGCGCTCATTAGTCGGTAAAAGGTATTCAAGAACTGAGCCTTCGCCTGCTCAGGGGTGTAGAAGAAAACGAAAAATTCTTGAAGGCACTCGACGCCCTCTAAAACCGCCCACACGTCGTGGTTCTTAAGCAGTTGCTCTTTCTCCATCCGGAGCGCTGAGAGATCCGCGAGACTTACGATTCGATGCAGAGAGGATGGCAAACCAAAGCGCCGCATAAGGTCAGCCTGTACGCGTGCCTCGATCACCATGTACTCGGGGATCAGCTTCTTCAGCGGTGTAGTCATGTCGCCCAGGAAAGCCTCGGAGGCGTCGTGGAAAAGACCTTGAAGAAGTACTTCTGGATCGTGTATCCCGTATAACTCTTCAAGGATGTAGGCGACCATGACGCTGTGCTGTGCGACGGAGTAAAATTGCGGGCACTGGCCGGCGAACCGGCATACGTTTGATAGGCCGTGCGCAATGTCTTCGATGCTGACGACGTTAGACACCACGTCAGTGAAGCTGAAGTAGTTGCCGCTGAAGGTGGGGATGTCGGTCTTCATGCGACCACCTCGGGCGTGCCCTGGACTTTAGCGTCACGCTGTGCGTAGACTTCGGGCAGCGAGTCCGCGTCACTTTTATCGCTGCGATACCAGTCTTCCACCATGCGCGGCAGAAACAACGAGTGCAGCGGGTTGCTGTCGGACGGTTCCGTGATTTCATTGAAGCGCACGGTCCATATACGGTCGGTGAAGTCGGCCCGGTTCGCGTCGATTGCGTCGCGCAGCTTCTCGTTTTTCACTGCAACGTTCACGCTCAGCAACCCGTCGCGCGTTTCCATCCGTACGCGGCCCGCGCGCCCGTCGTTTTTCGTGCCGTCTTCACCGTTCAGAACTTCCCTCGTAATCAGGTCGACATCCACTTCGAGCTTGAGCTTCACGACATCCTTGTTACCGCTCTTGGTGTCTTTCCAGAAGCCGCTGCCGTTCTTGAGGACGGTTCCTTCTTTGCCTTCGACCTGCAGGCTTGTGCAGTGGGCGTAGCCGTCCTTGAGCGAGTGCACACGTTCGGTAGGGATCAGGCGCACCGACATTATCGAGTTGCCTTCGCCCACGACCTGATCCACCAGCGACGACCAGCGCTCGCGGTACGGCACCGTGTACTCGCCCTTCGGCTTCACACACTCCAGTGGGATCTGGTCCCACGCGAAAAATAGGGGAACCTCGCGCTCAGTAAAGCTGCCGCCTGCCGCCACTCGGTTGAGAATACCGTTACCTGTCGCGCGATCCGCGATCTTGCCGTCGACCAGCACGAGGATTTCTCCATGCGTTTGCGTGCCAAGCTGCAGGCGCACCTTAACAGCGTCGACAACTTCGGCAAACTGCTCAATCGGCAACTCATTACCCTGCCGCGTGGTCAGACGCACGATGCCGGCGTGGTCGTGGTCGACGTTCGTGAATGCGCCGTCTGCCTTTTGCTGGCTGAATGCACCCTTGACCCAATCCCATTCATCGAACTTCGCGTCTGCGGGCAGCACGCAGCGCATATAGGGAGACGCCTGAATCAGCCCTTTAGATGCCTTGTTGACCGTCTCTGCGCCGAAGCCCGCGCGCAGGTCTTTTTTAACGATGCGCCAGAACAGTTCGGCCGATTTAGGTTCGAGGCGTTCCATCTCGCCGCACAAGACGGCAATCGCGTTGTGGCCGGTCAGCCGGCGCGCGGCCAAGTCGTCAATAACTGCCCAAGTACCGTCGTCGAACAGTGCTCCCCGCCCCGCGCTGTTCGTTCCAGACGGAGGGCGCTTGCTGATGCCATAGCTAATGAGCGGGTCGAGAGCTGCGACGAGCACGCGCTTGAACAAAGGCTGTCCGATGTTGGCTGCGAGCAGCGCCTGCTTTTCCTTCTTGCTTGCGGTCTCAGCTATTGCTTCGATCACATCAAATACTTGTTGTGAATTCATAGTAGTCCTCAATAAGAAATGTAAGCGCGAAGACGTGCGCGGGTCAGTGCCACGTACAGCGCACAGTTGAATTCGAACGCAGACTGCATGGTCATTAGATCCAGCAGGTCGATCAACACGATGTCAAACGTCGATCCTTGCGACTTGTGGGCCGTAATGGAGTAGGTGTGGCGGATCTCAGCGAAGCTGTTTTTGAAACCCCAAGCCTCGCCCCGCGCTCGTCTGAGCTGGTCGGACACCTGAATGGAGTACCGGCGCTTGAGCTGCTGGCTGAGGTCTCGTACTTCGTCGAAAAGCTTGGCACAGTGGTGCTTGAAAGCGGTCATCAGCTTCGGCACGTAGACCACAACGCTGTTGCCCAGGTAGTCACGCAGAGCCAGCTGGTACACGTTGATCGTAGGGTATAGCGGGTGCTTGGTCAGCTCGACGTACTCGACAACCAGCTCTTCGCTCGTTACCAAATCGACGGTCTTGCCCGTGTCCAGGCTTTCGGCCTTGCAGGCAGATTGCACAATCACGCGCTCGCCCACAGAGAACAAGGTGTATCCGCTGCTCGGGTGTAGTGCGAAGTGGGCGTTTTCGTTGTTCCGCAGGACGGTACTGTTCCGATATGCGATCACCCGTGCGTCGTGGCCTTCACGCTGCAGGTCAATACCTATCTGAGCCAGCGCGCTACTGCCACGGACCATCGAGTCGGGAAGCCATTCCATCAAATCCGATGGCTTCACGCGGTCGTCAGGCCCCATGCCGGCGAAGATTTCATCAGCGCCTTCCGAAAGCAGCTCGTCACAACGATTCTTCTTTCGGACGTGCATAGCTGCTGCGATCAGCGGGTTGCCGGCGGCCACGCGCGTGATTTCGGAAAGCATGCTGCCCCGAGGAAGCCGGAACAGCTTGGCGACAGACTTCTCGATGACCGGCGGCAGCTGCGCTGGGTCGCCTACGAACAGCACCAAGCAGCTGCCTCGGCCGCTCTGCACGGAGCGCAACAACATCGCCGTGTCGACCATAGATGCTTCGTCGATGATTACGAGGTCGTACTGATTCAGGTTAGACAGACCGCTGTCCGACGCGATGTGGTGGCCGTCGTCGGTCTCGATCATGCGGATACCACACACGGAGTGCAGCGAGCAGAAGGTCGCCGCGAGTACGCTGTCACCCATAGCGTCTCGAACCTTCTCCTGGATAACGCCTACGGCCTTGTTCGTCGGCGCGCAGACTGCCATGTTCCAGTCTTGGGCGCTCAGGTCTTTGATCAGCTTCGACGTGAGCGTGCTCTTGCCGGTGCCGGCGAAGCCTTTGAGAACGAAGTAATCGTCCTGGTTGTCCTTGAACCAAGCCTCAGCGCCCGCGGGCAGTGCGAACTTCGGGCGCCTGTAGCGTAGGTCGATGCCGTCAGGCTGTTTGACAGATGGGTCGCGCTCGGTAAGCCAGGCCATGACCTCGTCATACGAGGTCTGCTGATCATCCGTAAGTACGAGCGCTTCCCCCGCCTGTTCGACGGTAATTGATTCGGTCATTTTGGGGCAATCTCCAGGGCGTTCCTAGGAACGCCCTCGTGGTGAATTTTGGGGATTTACGTAACGAAAACGCTTTGTAGAGCGCTTTTCGTTATCCGTCACGCATTAAACAGGGGCTTCAATGCAAAGTCAAGAGCTGCTTCTGCAGAAACGAATTTCGGGTAGCCACCGGTCAGCCAGCTCGGGCCGTCGTAGTCGAAAAAATCTTTGATCGGGGCTACGACCCACGCACCGGTCTTGGTGTGATGGATCAGCACGATGGTGATGACGCCGGTCAGCGAGCGGGTGTAGCAGCGGGCGATCTGGTCGCGCGAGAAGTTCTTTTTCGGCAGACGGTCGGACGTGTCCACCTCCTTGACCTCGATGTTGGCGCTGCGGCCTGCGTAGAAGGCCCGGAAATCGCCTGTCACGGGTGTGAAGCGGCCACCAGCTGCGCGAGCGTCAGGAACCCGCTCAGCGTCGAATGCGATGCCAAGACGCTCGCGTACACGCTCCAGGTAGAGCTTGACCGAGTTCTCGGCCGCTTTCCCACGCTTCGAGATTGCAGCGCGCTTTTTGTGATCGGTAAATGCAGTTGCGTCGTTCATTTTTGACCTTTGGTGGACCTGCGTTCGAAATCGGCTTGGCACTCGGACATCAAAGCTTTCTCGCCCACCTTCGGGCAGAACAGCTCGTCTTTAGCGACCCCGTCGCCACAGTTGTGGCACTTCTTGTTAGGCATCAGCGGTTTGATCACTCGCTTTCGGGCGAGGTAAATGTTCGATTGCAGCTCCAACTCGATGTTGTCGTCTGCCATGTCTGCGAGGTCGGGCATTGTTCTTGTCCTGTTATGTGTTAGGCGTGTTCAGCGGCTTCTTCGTACAGCTGCGGGAACAGGTCGCGCAGTGCCTTAGAAATCGCTTCGTGTGAGGGCTGGTCGCCAATCTCGACCAAGTCTTTGAAGTTGTGGCCGATGCCGATGCTCGACTCGACGGGAATGGTCATGTCCGCATAACGCTGCGTCATTAAGGCGTGCAGCTCTTTGGTGAAAGCCTCCACGTCCTCACGGGCGACAGAGAACACCAGCTCGTCATGCACCACGGCGATCAGCTGCGCGTCGAAACGCTCCAGCAGGCGAGCGCGCCAGATACGGCCCATAGCCAGCTTTGTCATTTCTCCGCATGAACCCTGAATTTCAAAGTTCACTGCCTGGCGTTCAGCGCGTGCGCGTGTGCCCCAGCTATCCGAAGCGAAAGCTTCGGCCAGATGCCGGCGAGCGCCGAGGCGGGTGAGGGCGTATCCACGTTGCTTGGCGGCCGGAATGACCTCGTCCTTCTTCCACTCTTCCGCACGCCAGAACGTTTGGTGCTTAGCGTCCAGATACGACTCGGCTTCTTCGAGCGGCACCATCAGCGTTTCGGCCATCTTCGGACCCTGCGCGCCGTACTCAGACGCAAAGTTCGTCGTCTTGGCTTTGCCGCGCGTGGCCTTGATCACCTTGAACATCGGGTGCGATTCGTCTTCGATCACCGAGGCGAACCAGTCATAGTTGATTTCCGGGTCGATCTTCTTCTGAGCGATGGACACGCCGGTCATGTGGTGCATGTCACGCTTGTTCTCGCCTACGAAGCACGAGGTCATGGCTTCATCGCCGGAACTGTCAGCGATCACACGCAGCTCTTGCGCCTTGAAGTCGAGCGCGACCACTACCGCATCTTTGTGGTGCGGGACGATGCAGGCGCGGAAGTCGCCCTTCGTTTTGGGCCACTGCGCCTTGTTCGGCTTCTTTGGCGCGAAGCGGCGCGTGACCGTCATACACTGACCTTCGCTGCCGTGAATCATCCCGGTCTTCCAATGACGCAGCGTGCGGTACGGCTTGTAGAACATCTTCCGGTTCGTGGCCACCGAACGCATTGCGTGCAGTGCATCGAGTACCACCACCTCTTCCGGGTGCGTTTCCTTGTCATAGAACTTGGCGCTGGCGAAGGCGAGGGCGTCCGACTTGGGCGACCCGGCCACGTTGCGGCCGAACTCTTCTCTCGCTGCGTCAGTCGGGCGATTACGAACGCGGATCGGGAATGCCATCGTTTCGTAGAGCAACTTCAGCATCTGCTTCGGACTGTCCACGTTCAGCGTCGGCTCGCCCTTGAAATACTTCCTGGCGTAGGCTTCCACGTCGCTTGTATCGCCGTTGTTGGCGATGGCCTGGATGTACAGCTCAGCCAGCGTTTCGCCGCCGTCAAAATCGGCCATCAACGCTGCGACCTTTTCCGGCTTGCGTACCTGCGTCTTCAGCTCTTCGCCCGTCACGATTTCGAAAATCGCCTTCATGCTCGACGGTTCAAGCGTCACGGCAGGTAGCTCTACGCCTTCCCACTTCTTCTCGAACAGATACTTGCGCACGATCTGCCACGCAGCTTCCCGGCGAACGTCATCGCTGCGTTCCTGCTTACGCATGGCCTCGCGGTCGAAATTTATACCCGTGACCATGCCCGCTGCGACTAAGTACGCCGCATCGACTTCAACGTCACGGTAAATCTCGAAAGTGTTCTCGATCTCCAGGATGTGCTGATAGTGCGTGCGCAGCGCCGAGGTCACAATCGTGTCGTCGGTGCCATACGCGAACACTTCCTTGGGCGTCAGCTCGCACATCTTGCGGCCTTGCGTCACTTCATCGTATGAGGTCTGTTCGTATCCGAGACGCAGAGATGCTTGGGCTTTGAGGCCTACTTTCACGTTTTCGTCTACATACGACGCCATGAAAATGGTGTCGTCGATGCGCGGGAAAAATCCGCAATCCCAGCGCGGATCGTCGCCGATCAGATCGATTAGATTCAGGAAGAAGACCGGCAGCTCAAACGCGCTGTTGTGGACGTTGAAACGAATGTCCTTGTCAGCGTCAAGCATCTTGTTAATGAACGCCAACAGCTGCTCTGGCGTTAGGTTCTTGTCCGTCTTGTGGTCGACCGTCAGGTACAGTGTGTACTGCTGGTTGTCGCCAAACGTGACGCCCATTCCCGATATCTTCGAAGCGACAAAATCAACGCCTGGAGCTTTCTTCAGGTTGCCTTCTTCATCTTCCTCGTCTTCCATCGAGTTGACTTCACGCAACCAATCATCGGACTCGGGCGGCGTCGACGTTTCAAGGTCGATCGACACCCAGGGCGACTGACGAAACTTCGCCCAAACGTCCGAAGCCATTAGTTGTGCGAAGTTATCCGAATGAATTAAACGGCGCGTTTGGTAGTAGCCGTCGAAGCGGTCATCCTTGTGCTCGCCTTCCGGCTTTTCGAGCGTCATACCCGGCATCCAGATCAGCTTCTTGCCAGGCACGTTGACTAAGGCGTCGAGGAAGCCCGCGCACTTGTAGCAGCGCCGAACGGTGTCCGCCGAGTCCAGGATCTTCTGCAGGACCTTCAGATGCTGCACTTCGTCTTCCAGCTCAACCCACGCGCCGCGGTTGATCACGTCTTCGAGTGCGCGCAATCCATCTTCTTCGCAGGCCACGTAGAGATCCAGGAAGCCTGCCTCGCCTACGCCTTTAGCTCCGGGCAGCGTGTCGCTCTTGTCGCCTACAATAGCCTTGTAGAGCCGGTTAAACTCGAACGGGAAAGGTCCGAGAGGGTTTTCGTCGGCCGCCGCAATTTTTGACTGATAGCGGATCTTGACGCGCTCACCGTCCATCAGGGCTAAACCGTCGCCATCGTTGATCAAGCCGACAATTTCGCCCTTCAGGTTCTTGCACAGGTAAGCGAAAACGTCATCGGCTTCTAGACCATCTTGTTTAACGAACGTCGACCCCATGCGAGAGAAATACGCCTGCAGCCAGGACTCCAACAGGTTGTACTGAGATATCTGGTCCGGATGACGGTCCTCGCGCTGTTTGTAGCCGGAGTACATGTTGCGGCGAATCGTCGTGCCGTGAGCGCCTTCCAGGACGAAGATCACGTCCATCGGTCGGGCGTCGAGGTCGCGGAGAGCTGCG